ATCCATGTCAATAAAGGTAGGAGGCTTAGGAGCCGGTGATTCGGGCAATGGCTCTGGCGCAGGCTGCACTGGCATATCTGGCAGTGTAGGCGCGGGGTCTGCACTTGTTGGCGGTTTCCAATCTGCGGGTTTGCTTCCTTGAACCCAACCCGGTGCAGGACTCCATCCTCCGCTTGACGCCGTCCATTCTTCACCCGTTGTAGGGTTGTAGAAAGAAACCAAAGCCATCGTTGAAGGTCCTCCAGAATGCGTAAAACCTGGAGGTGCAGTTTTAAGATCTTCATATCCTTTTGGATTAGAACCAAGGCCAGAAGTAGTATCAATGCCTCCGCCTGGGATCAGCATGTCTCCAGGCATATCAGGAGGCGTGGGTGCAGGTCCTGGAGATGGAATATTGGAAAACAAATCATCAAGACCTGAAGTTTGATCATCCTTATCGGTATAACGACCTGTCATTGGATCGTATTCACCTCTTGTTGGATCAGGACCTTCTCCCCTAAATCCTCCAAAAGGTAAGTTTGTAAAATACTTGTAAGGCTGTCCGCCAGCAGCAATAATTTGCTGCTCTAAGTCTTTAACTTCTTTAGATTGTTGTGCTGCTTCTTCTTGGGTAAGAGCCCGAATACCAGCGCTCTGTTGTATTGTAGAAGACAAAGAGTTATACAAAGCATTTAGTTTTGGATCAGGATCGTATTCAACCCCAAAGAAGTAACTTGGGAGTTTAGAATCATCATCAGTCGAAGAAACAGGCGTATCAGGAGGTGTGGGCTCTGGGTCTGAATTACCAACAGACCCTACAGGATCTACAACTCTTGTTCGCTCCATAGAGCCTGTAGGCGCTTCTTGTAACTCAGGACCTTCGGTTAAAACTGGAATATTTGGCGCAGTAGGCGCTGGGTCTTGTTGTTGTGGTCGAGAAAAATTAAATTGATTGTAATCATCCCCTTTGTACCCAAGCTTTGCTATAAATTCTTCAGGAGTATAGGTTTTAGTAGCCGCATCTCCTTCAAAACCAAAAGCGCTTACATCTTCAATAAAGGTGTTAGTCTTAGGATCGTAGCTTGAGGTTAGTTTAAAGTCTTGAGCACCTCGAGAATTGTTGTACTTGTCAACCAGTTGATCAGGGGTAAAGTTTACTGTTTTAACTTCAGGCGAATAATCTTGGAATTTACCAACTTCTCCAATTGCACTTAATAAACTTTTACCGTCTTTTCTAGCAAAGGTTTGATTCATAGCGTTAGAATCTAATTCTTCGCCAGTTCCAAATTGATTTCTTGCAACTTGATACATGACATTTAAATCTGTAATACCAAGATTACTCATCAATGCTTTAGTGTAATTAAGTTGTTTAGGCGTTAAGTCATTAAGGCTAAATGGTTTTTCCGCAGCTTTCGCATCAGCTATACGCTTATCTTCTGCAGCCTTAGCATCTGCTGCTTTCTTTGCATCGGCTGCTGCTTTAGCATCTGCCGCCGCTTTAGCGTCAGCTATACGTTTATCTTCTGCAGCCTTAGCTTCTGCCGCCGCCTTTGCTTCTCTTATTCTTTTCGCTTCTTGTTGCCTTATTTGTAACTGCTCGCCACGGCGGAACTGCTCTCTTTCCTCAAGCATTCGTATTTGCTCTAATCTTGCAGCTTTCTTGGCAGCTTTTTCCTCAGCAGCTTTATTAGCCGCTGCTAATGCCTCTTTATCCGCAGCAGCTTTAGCTTCTCTTTCTTTTGCGGCTTTTGCAGCGGCAGCTTCTTTATCTGCACGCCTCTTTTCTGCTTCAGCTCTTTTTGCAGCAAGCTCTTCTGCTTTCGCCTTTGCCTCCGCAATTCTTTTGTCAGCAGCTTCTTTAGCCTTTTTATCCTTTGCTTTTTTGGCAGAAGCTTCTGCCATTTGTATCATTCTTCTTGAAGCATCTTCTCTTTGCTTTCTTGAATTAACTTCGGCCTCTGCCCTAGCTAACTCATTCGCTTCTTTTTGAGCGGCAAGCTTTAATCTTTTATCCTCAGCAGCCTGAGCGTTTTTTTGCTTTAGCTCTTTTGCAGCTTTATCTTTTGCAGCTTTGGCCTTAGCTTCTTTTTCTTTTTTCTCTCGAGCCTTTTTTGCTATTGCAGCATAGATAGCAGATTTTCCAGAGCGAGATGCCGGATTCCCAGGTTCTCTTTCTATGGACGATGGCTTACTTCTGCCTACTTGTCTTCTTCTTCCCGCCATTAGTACATCGCCTGCTATTTAAGTTGTTGAAAATTGCTCATGACCATCGATTGATCGGCGGGATGTCGTTGTTGTGGTGGTTGGCCATACATTCCACCACCGTACATACCACCATATTGCGGCTGTTGTTGATTAAAACCACCACCGTACATACCGCCACCATATTGCGGCTGTTGTTGGCGTTGTTGTGGCTGTCCGTACATTCCGCCACCCATGCCGCCACCGAACCCGCCGCCATACTGCGGTTGTTGCATTTGTGGTTGACCATACATACCACCGCCCATACCACCACCGTACATACCACCGCCGCCGTACTGTTGTTGTGGTGGTTGGCCATACATTCCACCACCACCGTACATTCCGCCGCCCATCCCACCGCCGAATCCACCACCGTACATTGGGGGTCTTTGAGGCTGGCCATACATTCCACCACCACCATACATTCCACCACCGCCGTACATGCCCCCGCCATATTGCGGTTGTGGTCTTGGGTACATCGGCGGTTGTGGATACATGGGTGGTCGTTGCGGTTGCTGACCGTACATGCCGCCGTTATATTGCTGTCCGTACAAAGGGCCTCGAGGCTGTTGAGGCTGTGGGAATCTTTGTCGCCCACCGCCACCAAATGGCCCCCGAGGTTGCGGCCTTTGTTGGGGCATTCTAGCTCTCATATCTTGAATTGGCATTTGACTTGGCATCGGACGTTGGGCGCCAAATATACCGCTTAAGAATTCTTTGCTTAGTCTGGGCTGCATGCGTTCTTGAGACTGACCCATTTGTCGTTGAATCTGCCTATTTAAAGCATCATGCCCAGCTTCATAAATTTGAGGCTGTTGAGGACCCTGCGGTTGGTAAAACTCTGAACGTTGCCTAATATCCGGTCGGCTTGGCTGCGGATTGCGCTTCTCACCAGAAAGCCGACCCTCGAACTGTTGATCTTGCCTGAACATATCCTGAAGACCGCCGCCAAATCCGCCGCCACTTCTCTGAAGGTTTCCGCCAAAAAGTTTTTTTAACGAATCGTATGGATTTTGCTGTTGAGGGCCTCTCGAAGACACTTCAAGAGCCCCGCCCGTACCGCGTGGATCGAACACTTTAAATTCTGGCTGAGAACGCAGATTAGGACCCCCAGGAGTTACCTCTTCATATTGCATATTCCATCCGCTCATTAGAATACGCCTTCGAAGTTCGTACCTCGCTGTGCCGCACCACCGCCTCGAGACTTACCTTTGCCCATACCAGGCTTAGGCGAAGCAGATGCCTCAACAGATTCAATAGACGCGTACTTAACGCGGCCTTGATCCTTAACAGTGAATCCGCCTTTGTCTACTTTAGGCTCTTTAAAGCTTGTTGTTCTCTTAATCATGATTAGTTCCCAAATATGTTTTTGGTCATTTTCTCAGCTACGTTAGCCATTTGTATAGACTCTTGAAGCTTTAGCCTATCTTGAGCAGTCTTATTCTTCATGTCAGCAATATCAGCCTGTAGATCCATACGCTCTTGATCCATTGAATAATCCTTCTCAATGCGTTCCTCGTCAAGTCCAAATCGCTGTTCAGCCTCCTTGGCCTTACGCTCTAAGTCCATAGACTTAATGTTAAGTTCCTCTCGACGTAACTCAACAAGTGGATCGTCGGAATTTTCTGCTTCAAAGATCGGAGCAACTTTCTCCATCAACTGTACGGTAATCTGTGCAACTTTAGCCTCAATCATCGCTTGCATAGGGTTAGGCGGCGGAGGTCCAGGTGGTTGCATTCCGCCCATCGGTGGTGGTCCCATCGGTGGTGGTCCGCCCATCGGTGGTGGGGGTCCCATGGGAGCCCCTCCTTGTGGAGGCATCGCTGAAGGGTTGACGCCTGGAGGACCACTTGGAGGAGCACCCATGGGTCCGCCCGAAGGTGGAGGCCCCATACCCGGAGGAGGCCCCATCATCTGCATTTGTTGTTGCATCTGCTGTACTTCTGGATCTTGCATCGCTTGCTGTCTGGCCATGAGATCAATGTGCTGGTAAACATGCGCTTGAATCATAGCGCGAAGCTGCGGGTTTGTCTTAACAACCGCAGAGTTATAAACCGTAATGTGCGACTCAATATGCGCTTCATGATCCTGATCTGGGAACGGTGTTGCAGGCTGCATCATCATGAAGTTTGCATTCTCCATAGCAGGTGCCATCGGCATAGGCTGTGGTGGAGGCGGAGGTGGTGGCAGTATTTGCTCTACCTGCTGAACACCCATCGCTTCGTACATGCGCTTATAAGCATTGTACATTCCCATCGGACCATGGATCTCAGGATTAGACTGGACCATCCGCATCATTTCTTGAGCAAGCATAACGCGCTGGCTCATAGAGAAAATGTTGGGATCACTGACCGGAATGATATCTATTCGGTCATCAAAGTCCTGCTGCTTAATCCCAGGATTACCATTAGCGATCATGTATGGATAGGCAGGTGGCAGGTAGTCCTTAAAAAGCTTCGCAAGGAGGTTAAACTCAATACGTTGCGAATAGTGCAATCGCTTGTGAATCGCGCTCATAACGCGGCTACCGCGCTCAAGCAACGCAATCGTCGTACCGACCGGCGCTTCCTGATTACCATCACCTACCTGCATATCACCAATTGAGGCGAACCGCTTACCGGCATCAACCAACATGCCAAGCAGGTTCAGGAGGGTGGCGCTTGGCTCTTTAAACGGCAGAGGCATTAGCGCATCACGCAATGAGCCTCCCGGTGCATCCATATCTCGGAACTCGCCTGGCTGTAGAGGCGTATCCGCATCTCGAATACGAATACCTCTAGCCTTAAAGCCAGCAGGAAGATTCGCTAAAGTACCCGCGTCAATCAATTGCCGAAGAATAGAAGTCGCCCCACGGGACAAACCACCAATCATATGCGTTAGACCGAAGCCGTAAAAACCCACACCAGGTAGAAACTTATACTGAACAAAATAATCAATGCGCTTACGCATAGGATCTTCTTGATTGTAGTTTCTGCGAATGGATAGAACTTGAGACTGAGACCGCGAAATGGTGACAATATACGGGAGCTTAATGCCCGTTTCTTCGCCCTCTGCATCAAGGTCTTCATACCCTGGAATCTCAAGATCAGCGTGCATCTCAAGGATCTCACACTGGTCAGAATTGGAATTGCCAGATGGCTTAACACCTTGGAGTTCATCAAGCTCCTCCTCAATCTCACTATCATTCAAAAAGCTAGATGAGCGTTCAGCAGCCTTTGACTTCTTGTAAAAACCGGCAGCTTGAAGCTTCTTAACGTCATTGATAGGCATATCAACAACGTGCGTAATCCGAACAGCATTGTCCAAACTCGTTGCGCCATAAGGTACAACCAAGTCTTCAGATGGAATAAAACGCGATACAGGTCGATCAAGCGTTTGATCAAAGTGAACCTTGCGGAATGCACTACCCGACAGCGGGAGATAAAATAACATCTGATCAGTCTCAGGGTCATACTCGCGCATAACCTGAGTGATCTGGTAATTCATGTATTCCTGTACCCGCGCGGCCTGGAGGTCGGTCTGTGGCGTACCCATTCCTACGACTTGAGTCTTTACAGGACCCCCAGGCGGCAGCATTTCCTTATAAGCTTGCGCTTGGAACTGCGTGACGGATTCAGCAAGCAAAGGATGAACAATCCCAGAAGCACCCTCAAAAGGCTCGCTCCTGTTCTCAAACTTCATCCCAAGGAATTCTAAACCTTCCTTGTAAGTCTTTTCCCACTCTTGGCGAGAAGCCAAGTCAGACTTATAGTCGGCAACACAATCATTGTAGATTCGGCCTAAATCAGCACGATCAAGAACTTCAGCAAGGTTTTCATAAAAGTCTTCAACGTCCGTTCCCATCTGCACAGGAGGCGGCATGCCAATCAGCATGGTGCCGTCTTCAAGAGTCTCTATACCTTCTTCGTCATCAAAACCAGGCCCAAGGATCTCGTCAAAAGACTCATCCTCTACATCAATCTGGACCTCTTTCGAATTGTCTTCGATATCTAGCTCACTGATATCAACGTCATCGACACCGCGTTCAATAGCCATTCATTAGCCCCACTTGTTTTCCCACTTGGTTCCAAAACCCTTCTTCTTCTTGAACGTAATCTTGGGCTTTTTCTTTTTGACTTCGCCGCCGCGTTTGAATTCCGGAAACTTCATACGGGGATTGTCTTTCTCTGGGAACATTTCCTCAAGATCATCGCCCTTCTTGCCCTTCTTGATCATGATCATAACGGAACCCTTTCTCTCAGGCATCTCTTCCGTTAGGTAATCCATAAGATCACCCTCATTCTCTCGAAGCTCTTCAAGCAAAGACTCATCTTTAGAGCCCTCAAGCAGGCGCATGACCTTCTTGTACATCTCAGAGTTAGACTTCATAAATTATTCCTTGTCCGCATACAAGTTATCAAACACCTGATTCACATCTAACGTGTAATCTAGGTCAGACTTGCTGTAATGAATATGCTGTGACGGCTTAAAGTCCGGAGCACCTTCACCCGTCTGAAACCAAGCAGGGTGCGTCACCCTAACTCTGTTGTTTGGTAACGCTACAATATTTCCAGTCCATTCGCCAGCATCAAGCAACTCAAGTACATGCGACTGCTTATGCTGTGCCGGATCATCAGCGATCTCATTCTCCGCGTAGTCTACCGTAAAAAGATATTTTGCAGGATAAAATTCACCATCAATCTTAGCGAGCCAAGGACAAGGTGTACAACGGTCAAGGACGTAAACAGCATGAGTATGAGAACTGCAATCCCAAGGTTGAGCAGCCCAGACAGGCATTGGCTCAGGCCATTCCTCAAAAGGCGTATCAGCGACCAGCGCGGTAATGGGCATTCTTGCCCACATGGCGCCTCCATGTACGTTGGGTTCATCTTCATCAGCTTCGCATCCAGTAAAGATAACTTGAAACGAAAGACAGCGAGTAGGCATGGTAGTCACGGCGACAACCATAGCGTGTAAAAACTCGCCATGGTATCGCTCATGATTAACCGTGTATTCCCTTCTTACCCACGCCTTAAAGTGTGGAATGTTGCTTTGGAGGTAGGCCATGCTTAACGCATAGCCTTGCCAAACCCTCGTTTAGCGGCACCAACCCCGCGAGCAGTTTTCTTTCTGTTCACAGATCCGCCGTTCTTGTACCCAGGCGCCATCTTGCCACCCATCTTCCCACCTTTCGAAGCCATCTTGCTCTTCATGGTATAACCACCCATGTTCATGCCGCGTGGCGTACTACCACCCGATCGGCGTCCTGCGGCACCGCGCATGGCCATTGCCTTCTTAGCAGCAGCAAGTTTTTCTTCTCGAGGACCAGATCGCATTGTGGACGGTCTTTTTGTTCCGGGCGCTCCCAAAGGCGCTTTTGTCGCCATAGCAGGAACTTTTCTGCTAGGAGGAAGAGCGCCAAGCTTTGTTGTGTCAATCGGCTTCATACCAACTGCACCACCCATATTCATGCCACCTGGCTTTGCTCTTTTACCTTTGCCCATGCCGCCTTTCGCGCCAGCTCGCTTGCCAGGCTTGTACCCATACTTATCAGAAAGATCCTGGATAACACTTGTAGCCTGCTTACTGCCTTCCCGTCCTTGAACAGAATCAAGAAGCCGTCTTTGGGCCGGACTTAAAGTAGCTCGGCTTTGAGCGCGTGTCTTTGGTGGAACCGTCTTCGTTCCGCCGCGACGAGGTGAGCCACCACCTGTAACGCCTGGAGCTGTTCGCTTAGACATACTTACCGCACCGCCTCGCGCATAACCTTTTGATTTCATCATTTCGCCACCTGCTCGTTTTTTGACAAGTCCTGCAGCCAAGTTCTCTTCATCACGCTTAGTGAAAGCTCGCGTAACCTTGTTGTCGATGATTCCAGATTTACCGCCCATCTTGCCGTCAGAACCAAACAAAAGCTTCTTGATGATGCCGACTTTTTTTGCCTTAGCAGGCGCTTTAGAACTGGTTGTTTTTTTAGCGGAAGTAGTCTTCTTATCATCTGCTCGGTCAGTTGTGTACTTGTTACCATTCCAAGTAAATGTTTTACCAGCACCAAGCTTCTTCCTGTGGTGTGCAAAAGATTCCTTGAAAGAAACACCGCCTTTGCTTGAACCTTTAGTATAATCCTTTTCTTTTGACTTCTTCGGCTTGTCATCCTTAGACGCTAGGTAAGCTGTACCGCCAGCAACACCAGCAGCGCCACCAATACGCCTACGGCCACTTGAAGTCAGATCTTTTACTTCGTTAGCTTTCCCAGATTTAGCAGCTCCCTTTTCACCCCTAGCCCTTCTTCGGCCACCAGGTGCAGCTTTGTCGGCAACAGAATAAACATCGTCACCTTCTTTTTTCGCTTTTCCACCAAGAGCACCTACTCTGCGCGAAACTCTTCCTTCAAGTTCCTTGCCCTTCCCAAATAACGTTTTTAATTTGCCTGCCATGATCGTGTCCTTATCTCGAGATTAATAATACGCGCGTTTGTCTCGGTATACTTCCTCTTCAGCCTCGTCAGAATGAAGGTTNATAAAGTTACCTTGTCTGAATCTTAGTATAGCTTGGGTCGTGGAGTCTACATAATCATCGTTCTCGCCAAACGGGAAAGCAGCACACTCCTCAATCACCTCTTCC